TGGTGATGCACTCCCCACACCCGATTCATGGATAGTAAGACAGGGCGTCTCGCCAGCTCCAACAGTTTCCACCTCCGCTGATTTTCATGAGCCACTCTATCCTTACAACTCATTATACACACAACCTGATGGAATATCATTGTATTCAACCTATGACTTTACATTTGAAGACTATACTGGATACCTTGCGCACCAAACATCACCCACATTTGAAAATTACTTCTACGAAGATTTCATTGAAGTAGAAGGTGCTAATGACGCTGCAGTCAGTACAACAGAATCTATTATTGACTCAAGTATTGGTATTAATCGAGCAAATTTAAAAATTAAGTCAGAAAACGGTGACGGCGCAGAACTTACTCTAAAGTTTAATTCTCTTATTGATACTTCTGGCAAATATATTAATGAATCCGGCCGATTATCATCAAGTACAGTATTACAAGATTCTGATTTCTATCAAAAGTTTTCTTATGAACTACAAGTTGACGTAGGGTTTAGTGAATATCTATCGTTTTATAAAGATTTATTACATCCAGCTGGGGAAAAGGTTTTCAATAATATTAAGAAAACAATTATTTCTTCTGATTTCTCAACTGAATTAAAAGTTGACTACGGAGGCGCTTATTTATTACCAACTGAGCTTGATATAGATCCTGAGTTAGTATACGCTACAAATAAGATTTGTGTGTTAGACATTGATTATGTAGAAGGCCCCACACCAACAACTCCAGATAATGTATACTTCTATGAAGATTTTGTGGACGATTCAATAACAATTCAACAAATATAAATACAAGATGGGAATAACAATTACACCAGGCAGCAGTTCAACGTCTTTTGATGGATCTGACGATAATAAATCATTTCTTACGCAAGAGGCGCGCTTTGGATTTTTAAATAATTTTAAAAGCTCTATTGATCGCGATTTAATAGCGTTATATGCGTTCTATGGCCGGCCGACACCATTTGACCCAGATAGCCCTGCGGATTTTCCTTTGCCGACAAATGCTATTTTAGATAATCTTAATACACGAAAAAGTATTACCGCTTTACGCAAAATAAGAAAAAGTGAAACTAGAGTCGCATTTAAAAAACACGTGTGGACTTCTGGAACAGTTTATAGTCAATATTCAAATAGAATAGATCTTTCTTCTATATCTGAAAATGAGCCCTTTTATGTTATAGCCGATAATGGCAAAGTATATAAATGTATCGATAATAATAACGGTGCAGCATCAATTAATAAGCCAGACAGTCAAGATACTGGTATATTTAACACAGATGATGGTTATAAATGGAAATTATTAATTAGTTATGGTGCGTCAACGCTAATAAAATTTGATACAGAAACTCATTTACCATTGCCAGCTGGAGAAGATGATGTTATAAAGTCTAAAGATGGAGGTCAGGTTGACAGAATTGATTTTAAGGATTCTGATGCATCAAAAGGAATTTATCCTAATCTCTCAGAAGTGCCGTTCTTTGTAGATGGAGATGGCGATACCTCTACAACGGCGTTTGCCGAGATGAGAATAACTAACATACCGGCAACTGGTGCACTGCAGATTGATAATCTTGAACTCACATCTGGAGGTGCTGATTATTTTCTAGATACAGATCCGGCCCACTATCAAAAAGTACCAGTTAAGTTTAGATTAAAAACAAGTGAATTACAAGTAAGTGAGTTTGAAGACCTTAACATTACTTCAGCATACGGATTAGCAACAATTAACCAAGTGACTCGCACTGTCGAATCTGTTGAAGTTATTGATCCTGGTGGTGGATATATCGCTGGCGCAAAAGTTCAGTTAGTACAATCTAGTTCAATTATATACGGAAAAATTAATAATGATGGTCAACTAACAACATTTGACATTATTAAAGCAGGCAATGGATTTAAATCAGCATCACTAATCTCGGTTATTAATCGAGCTATAGGTTCAGCTGTCACGGCAGCTGATGACAATTTAAATGTAATTATTTCGCCACCAGAAGGTCATGCAGGAAATTTACAAAAAGAATTGAACGCGTCATCTCTCTTTATTAACGTTAGAATTTCTGCGCAGTCAGGTGATTTTACAACAGGAAATGATTTTAGACAAGTTGGAATTATTCAAAATCCACTTAAATTTAATAATTCAAGTGATGTATTAACTGATACAACCGCTGATGCAAAGTATAGTTGTACACTAGTAATTGATGACAACTCGACGGTTGAAGCAGACGATATTATCGAAGGGCAAGTTTCTGGTACTAGAGCAATATTAATTGATTTTAAAGATACTGCTCCGAACGAAAGAGTTATCAGATATATATTAAGTGCTGAACAATCAAGTACTGCTCGATTACAAGCAGGTGAAACCGTATTAATCAAAGGCAAAACATTTACAATTAAAGCCAATTCATTGGTAAATCCAGAGGTTGATGCATTTTCTGGCGACATTTTATTTATAAATAACAGTGACCCAATCCAACGCGAGCTTAATCAAATAGAAACACTGAATTTCATAATCGAATTCTAATATGGCAAATATTACAACATATAATAACGCACCTTACTTTGATGACTTTCAACTGAAAGACAACAATAATGAAACACCTAACGACAAAAATTACTTACGTATTTTGTTTCAACCTGGATTTGCTGTACAAACACGAGAACTGAATCAACTACAATCGATTCTTCAAAACCAAATTAATCAATTTGGGTTAGGGTTTTTTAAAGATGGTCAAGCTCTAGCGACTAATGCTGAGCCGACATTCACTGATAGCGTTGACTATATTGAGTTTGAATTTACACCAGTTGACGGAGATGAGAATTTAACCATTGATACTCTAGTTAGCACATTAAAGCTTCAAAAAGCAATTGAGTCGCGAGGTGAAAACGGTGGCTCAGCTAAAATCCTTGGTGTTGAAAATTTCACTAACGCAGCAGGTGTTCGTAAAGTTAGAATGCACATTCAATATGAGCAATCTCATAAATTTGTAGCATCTGATAGTTTATTTTGGAAAGATGGTAAATACAAAAATGCTTTGGATGTTGATTTTATCGCAAATGATCCGTTTGGAACTATTACAGAAACTGGTTACGGGTTTTCATTCGCAATAGCTGAAAACATTTATTTTATTAATGGTAGTTTTGTACATTTACCAACTACTAATCGTTTTTATAAAAAAGACACTAAAGATAAAATAGTAAGAGGAGATTTAGTATTTAAAATTGTAGAAAGCGTTATTAGTGCAGCTGATGATATAACTCTAAATGATAACGCTAATGGCTCATTAAACTTTGCAGCTCCTGGTGCAAATAGATATCAAATCGTATTAGATCCTACGTTTGTAACACAAGACGACGTTTTATATGATTTAAATTTAGAACAAGGTAAGGTATCAAAGCCTGATTCAAATACTATAGGAGAAATAAAACGTATATTAACCGTTAGAGATAATGGTGTAGAAGTAGTAGCTAATAATAGTAAAAGTAATTTAGATAATACTTTAGCTGCAAGAACATACGAGAGTGACGGCAATTATATTCTAAATCCATTTAAAATTAATTTTAAATACTTCTTAAATGATGGTGAAGGCAATGATGGGTTATATACAGAAGAGTATATTACAAACACCGGGCCTTTTGAAATTAACTCTGTTGATATAGCGAAAAATAAGTATGCTTTAGAAATTGATACAGCAATCGCATATGTAAATGGATATAGATATACGTATCCATCTAAAGTTGTGTTAATGGGTGATTTACCACGTGACCCTGTCGCAGACACCGCAACAGGCACTGATGTAGACTTTTCAATTCGATATGGTAATTATGTTGAAATTAATTATAACGACAGCCCATCAAATATTTTACTTGCCAGCACGGCAAATCGCGCTAATAAATTAAAAGCACTTGTAAGTATTCCAGGCACTGATAAAATAAGGGGTTACTTATTTGATGGTGTTAATCACACTAGTGTATTTGCTCAAGATGGAGGGTACGAAGCTGCTGATGTTGTTACATACACAACAGATTCTACTCAGATTTTTGAACTACCGTATGAAGGGGTTAAGTCTGTTTCAAAGTTAAAATATCAAAAGATTCAAGAAATGCAACCAACTCTAGGTGGTGGCATATTGACTATTAGTGTCAGTGGTGTTGAATCATTTGAAGAAATTGTGGATGTGGAATCAGATGAATATGTTATTATAAAGAACGATGTGGTTGTTCCAACTAGTGATTACACAATTAGCGAGGGCGCGAATTCTACTAGAGTAAGTTTTGAAGCAGTCAACGGCGCGCAGGACTTTGCTGGTTTGGCTACTGACTATAGGATTTTAGCGCCTATTACAGTAGAAGATACTGACGGATCAAAGCGCCGCAGCAAAACACTTACGAGAAAAAGACATAAATTTACGTTCCCTGAGGCCGACGGTGGCGCTGTTACTTATACAACTGCTCTAGATGAAGATATACATCAAGATCTGATGTTTGATAAAAATATAAAGATTTTTAAGGGTGACGTAGTGAATAGTACCGCTGCCGAGCAAGAGAGTGAGGTCGCTGTGGCATATTTTGGTGATAGCAATAATATTATTAGTGTTGAGAGCGATGGCTTAACTAATGACTATTATGAAACACCTATTTTAAAACTTAGTGCGAGTGGCAATACCGGTGCACTCATATTAAATAAGTTTATCGACGGTGACGAAAACGAGGGCCTGCAAGAGTATACGCTAGAATATACGCATTTTGAACATAGCGCCGAAGGTGAATATTTTTCACGCGATTCATATAGTGACGACGATATTAGCTTCTGTGATATCCCATTTTATAATGATAGAAAAGTTTCTGACTATGTAGATTTTCGTGTTAAGAAAAATGCTGCTGGTGCTGATCGTGCAACTATTCTAAGACCAAATTCAGTGTCGACTGTATCATTGGATTATTATCTTAATAGAATTGATAAATTAATCATTGATAGTGAAGGCGATCTAAGAATTATAAAAGGCACGTCTGCACTTGAGCCGACACCGCCAGAAGCACCAAATAATTCTTTAGAATTATACGAATATTTTTTACCATACTTTACATGTAACATTGCAGACATTAATAAAAAAATGTTTGATCACAAGCGTTTTACTATGAGCCAAATTGGCAATATTGATAAGCGTGTTGACAGAATAGAATACCTTACGGCTTTATCACTATTAGAAAAAGAAGCAGAATCACTTACAGTAAGAAATGAACTAAACGATGAAATGTTTAAAAATGGATTTCTTGTAGATAACTTTTCTGGACATGGTGTTGGTGATACTAGTTTGACTGATTATCTTGTTGCTGTTGATAAAAAAGAAAGTGTATTAAGACCATACTACAAGCAAAAGAATTTTAAATTATATAAGTCTTATAATGTTGAAATTAATCCAATTTTAAGGACGAACGTCGGCGTTTCAGTTGATGACTATTTAAATCCCAGCATTACATATAAATATGATGCAAAAAATAATTATGTGCCTAAAAACGGACTTGCAAGAAGTTCAGACATTTATGCCAAAGAGTTTGATGATGAGTTTGATAGCGAAATCACAGGAATATACACATTATATAATGCAGGTTATTCAGCTGGAAGAAATAACGATGCAAGACGTGAATTGTTAGACAAAGATTTTGCAGGATGGTTATATGTTCAGCATAGAAGCGGCGGAGGCACCGCGTTTCGTCGGATCGCTCCTGCAAAATTTGAAGGTGAAGACTTCTTTAGATATGAAATGTATAATAAGAATCAACCATACGACGGCCGGCCTAAGTATGTTTCAAAAGGATTTTCTTATGTTAATAACACCGTTAATTTCTTTGAAGAAGTAGCATCTAGTACTTGGTATGAAATCACCTACCACACTACCAACGCGGTGTTTATTGAAAACTCAGACACTGGTTTAAAGCCAGAGAATGGCGAAGGCTTTACTGTCGATAACGTCACGTCTGTGCAAAATATTAGAGAAACGGTTGATATGTTCGTTGGTGCTAATCCAGATGTTGTACTAAATCCAACTGAATCAACAAGAAAAGAAATAATTGAAAAAAATGATGTTGATGTACAAACAGGAGATCTTTCTGAAGAACAAGTATCATTGTGGGAAGGCGCAACAGAAACATTAGTAGAGAATAAACTTGTTACAGAAACGCTCAACCTACAACCATTTGAAGTCTCAACATATGTTGGTACTTTAACGTTGTCACCATCTTCTGATGAATGGATCGACACAGAAAGGCGTCCTGCCGTTACCATTAATAATAATGGCGCAATGGACGCGATTGAGTTTCTTGCTAATAACACAGATGTATTTGAAGGTGTGTTAGGTACTGAATGGAATTCCTGGCAAACAAATTGGCAAAGTACAAGAAGTACTACTGTTAATTTTGGACGTACAACTCTTCAAAACAGACGTTGGGGAAGATGGGGCGCTGGCCTGCTTGCAACTTGGAATGGTGGCACTTCAACACTAACACAAACAACAACAAATCAATCACGTACTGGAACTGTTACAACAATTGGCGAAGACGTAATCACTGAAGATCTTGGTGATAGAGTTGTTGATATTAATATTGTTCCGTTTATTCGTTCTAGGTTTGTTTCGTTTAAAGCTACTGGTATGAAACCAAATACTAGGCTTTATGCGTTCTTTGACGACGAAGATGTTACAGATTATTGCGCGATGTCGCCAGAATTTGTTAGATTTGGCAGAAGCACATCTAGATCATTCCGTGGTCGTGGTAAACCAGATAGTAGACGCGAAAATGATTTACCTATTAGAAGTAATAGAATCAATGCATTCGCTGAGCCTTTAGTTACTACGCTTGAAGCAGGAGATATTACAGGTTTCTTTAGAATTCCAAACAATTCAAGCCTTAGGTTTAGAACAGGTGTTAGACAGTTTAAGTTAACATCATCACCTAACAATAATGATGATGAAGCCGATTCAATAGCGGAGTCAGAGTATCACGCTAGAGGTTTAGTTTCTTCAAAATCTAGATTGATTCAAAGTACACGAACACCTGAATTAGAAGTAGAAGCTGTTAGACAAAATAGACAGTTCACGACAACAAGACAACGTATCGTACGTAGACGCCGACAGTGGTGGAGATGGAGACGTGATCCAATTGCGCAAACCTTTAAGATTGAAGAAACATATACCAATGGTGTTTTTATATCTGATATAGATTTGTTTTTCGCTGAAAAGCCTTCTGCAAATATGGATGTAGAGGTTTATATTGTACCAACAGAACTAGGTATACCTACGCAAGAGATTATACCGGGATCAAGAGTTAAAAAAGCAAATTCTCAAGTGAAAGTTTCTGGGCGTGAGCCAGAAATAGCTTCTAGTATCATAAGTAGTTCTAATACTACTAATTTTCAGTTTGAACATCCAGTTTATTTAAAATCAAACACTGAGTATGCATTGGTTGTTTCATCAAATTCAACTGATTACAGAGTATGGACTTCTGTATTAGGTAGGACTGATTTAATCTCTGGTACTACAATTACAGATAATCCAGACGTAGGCGTATTATTAAAAAGTCAAAATACAAGAACATGGACACCAGATCAAACTCGCGATTTAGTATTTCAGATTAATAAATGTGTTTTTCCAACTGAAGAAAAAACATTCACATTTAATACAACATTCGCTAGGTCAGATGACTCTATTGAAACACAAGACATTGGTGATTTTGATTTTACTGCATTCAATTTATTTGATGAAAATCTATTATTACCAAACACTAGTATAAATTATAACATTAATTTTATCAATCAAAGTGGTGTAGTAAAATCATTTAATGCAATAGAAAGTAGAGAAAACTACGAATTAAAAGAATCGATAAAGAATCAAAATATTAATAATGTTCAATTAACGGCTACACTTTCTACTGAAGATGTTAACATTTCACCTATAATTGATTTAGAAAGAATATCACTATTGGGATTAAGCAATGTTAATTCTAGGAATACATTTTCAAATGATAATGATGGTTTACTTGTTAAAGCTAATAACGGATATATTACAAAAAATATTAGTTTATTAACACCAGGAAATATATTAAAAGTATTTGCTAGTGTACATAAACCAACAGATTTAGCTGAAACAGATATTCGTGTATTTGCTAATTTTGATAACGAAACCGAAAAATATGAAGTCTCAACCGGTACATATATTACAAGGCGAAAGTATATTGAAGCGACTATTATAAAAGCGGACGAACAGCCTACTAGTATAATACCAATTGCAAAGGATGAAAGTGATTATCCACGTATGGAATTTGAAATTAGAAATAATCCAAACGATGATTCACCAGACGCTGGTAATAAAGAATTCCAATCTGCACGCGTAAAAATAGTCTTTGTTGGTCTAGATAATGCTAAATACTGTAAGGTAAGGAACTTAATTGCGATTGCAGCAACTGATGTATGATAAAGACAGAGGAAAATCCAGATTTTTCGCGGGATGAAAAATCAAAAGCTATCATTAATACAAACATTGATGCATATCACGCCTTTATAAACAAAAGAAAACAAAAGAAAAAACTAGAAGAAAAGGTAGAATATTTAATGAATGAGGTTGCTGCACTAAAAAATATCATAAATAACTTAATAAATGAATAAAGAAAGCATTAAAGTAAAGGGCGAAGTTTTTATTGATGTAAAGTCAAAAGACGGCAGTTCCCGCCAAATCAAAGTAAATAACGTTGTTACAAACGCCGGTAAAGAATTCTTTGTCAAAAGAATTTTTGAAGATAATACTGATGATAAAATTTCAGAAATTGCTATAGGTAAAAATTTTGCAGATCAAACTGTGAGTGATAATATTGATACGCTGTCTGATCCGATCTATAAAGATATTAACTACGATTCATCTGCTATTGTAGATAATGAGGATGTAAATATACCTAACAATAGTATCATCTATCTTACTAACTTTTTTGATAATTTAAATGAAACACTAGTAAAAGACAATAATGATGATGAACTTAATAGTCCAGCAAGTGACAGTTGGCCAGAGCTTGACATTGGTGCTGCTGTACCTATTGGAGAAATTGCATTAATTGCAACTAATATTAATGCATCACCTAGTAGCGCTACAAGAAAATTAATATGTCGAACAACATTTGACGAAGGAAACACATTCACAAAACAAAAAGATGATGTTATAACAATAACATGGAGAATTACAATTAATTAAAATGAGTATTGACCTAACAATTAGAAATAAACCTGCTGAATTAGCAGATTACCGTTACATAGTAGTTACGTTAGCGGCAGCCCCGACTTTAGTCAGTGGCGCAAATACGGCAATCACTGTTGATAATGCGTCAATACCTTTATTAAAGAAAGTAAAGTCAGGAATGCGGTTGCTTAATGCTGATGATTTATCAACGCATAATAAAATTATTAGCGTCGTTAATGACACTATTACTGTAAGTGGCAATAGCATTACTGGCATTACAGGCCTGATTGCTGGCAGTGAACTTTATATCACAACTGTTAAAGCAAAGGGGCTTCCTCTTACAAACGCTGAACTTGATTCTAACTTTTTAGAATTAGAGAAAAATAAGTTAGCGGCTGATGGATCACAAGATGTAGTAGGTGACTTACAAATTAAAAGTGGATCTAACACTGATGGTGACTTAACTATCGATGGTACTCTCTCAGCGAAAAGCCTTGATTTGTCTACGGCCACTGGTTTAGCAATTACTTTAGGCGATGGTGATATTGAAGCTTCTACAATTGTTGTTTCAGGCGGTATTAATGATAGTTCATTATTTGATGTTTACTCGATTACTGCATTTGAAGAACCTCTTATTTTATTAGCAAATGATGATGGAACCTTTAAAGGCACATCAGTATTATATTTAAATAGCACAAGTGGTTTACAAGAAGACGAAACTCTTGTTACACAAACACCAATTGGTGATAACCTCTTTGAAGAAAATAAACAAATTAAAATTCTGAAGGTTAATAGCGATAAAAATTATATTATAGTTGAAGAGCTAGATGATGCTGAAAAAGATTACGGTAAAAATGAAAGACTTACAACGGCCGACGATGCACCAGTAATTTTAAAATCATTAAAAACAAATAAATTACTTAAAAGTAGACAAAATGTATCAGTTTTTGGTATTGCAAAAGCAGACACGGATTCACAGCCTACCCCTCCCCCTCTTGCTGAAAATGATGTCGGGGCGGTTGTTGCAACGTTCCTTGCTACACAGGGAACCCCCAACACAACATATAAATATAGAATTGCTGAATTTAGTCGCGATACAGGTAAATTAACAGAAGCTGACACGTTTACTACTAATACATTTCAAATTGGAACTGGAAGTACACCAGGTAAAAATGTTTCGTTGGACCAGTTTAGTGAAACAACATATAATAGAATTAGTAGCGCTAACAGGTCCAACACTAATAATAATGTTCTAATTTATAGAGCCACAAATAGTTTTAATGATTCAGACTTTAAGTTAATAGCCGTTCTTGGTGAAGATGAAATGGCAGGGCAGACACAATTTAACTTCACAGATTATGGTAATTTCATAACTAATGAGTGGGCTAATAAAAACGAATTAGGGGAGTATGATCCTGATACAGGATTAAGCTACTTGCCTATTACATGGGCTGATTTACAGAATGCTTCTGCCCAAGAGATTTATAAAAAAGGCATTTCAAGACTTACTGTTGACTCCGTTAGTGCAGATAATACTGTAACATTTGTTGAAACTCTTAGCACCACGAACGCACACACCACTAAGAAAGAATTAGAATTTTATCATGATAATTCTACTGTACTAAATGCTAGTGGAGAGTTAATAGGTGGTATTGAATATCTATTAAACACTAAAAAGAATAAAGGTGAGACAACTGTTACAATTCCAGATGGAACATATTATACTAATTTAATTAAAATACCTAATGGTATAAAAATACAAGGGAGTTCAAAGCAAAATACAGTATTAAAAGCACATCCGTGGCACACTTCCACATCAAATGCCATAAGTCGGCAAAGCCAGCCGGCCGGTGATATATTTAGTAGCACTCCTTCTTCGTATAGTCATAATATGATAATTCTAGATGATTCATCTAAATGTACATTATCAAATATAACATTAGATGGTAACTTTATTAATCAAGTTAAGTTTCAACTCACACAGTCAAATGTATTAGTACGAGTAGCAAATTCAACCGACTTAACATTTGATAATGTAAAAATACAGAACGTCGTGTCTGGTGCGGTGCTTGGCCA